ACAATGGACAGGTACATCAAAATCTCAAAGGATTTTTATCTGGATACTGTCAAGCTGCGTCAGTATCAGGATTGTCCGTATTCCTACCGATGGAATCTTGTTAAGTATGCTTTGTGTTCCAAAAGGCGACAAATATTTCAAGAACCTGAACGGCCCGTTCGAGCAACTAAATCTGGAAGCTGCTCTTGATATCTGTACAAAGTTTGGTACAGCGATAGACGGTGGAGCGCATGTAGGCTCATGGACAATGAGACTATCAGAGGTATTTGATACGGTTCTTGCCTTTGAACCTGTTAAAGAGAATTACGACTGTCTTATTGAAAACACAAAGAACCTGAAAAACGTACATCGCTACAATAAGGCTTTAGGTGATACAGAACGTAGGATGGCAATAACACCAGCAGAAAATTCAGGTGCTGGATATCTTCAAGAAGGCAACGAATTCGACCTTATTTCTATTGACTCTTTAGGACTTGATGAGCTTGATTTCCTGAAGTTAGATATTGAAGGATATGAGCCTCATGCCATCATTGGGGCATTGGAGACGATTCAGAAATTCAAGCCTGTTGTTTTAGTAGAGCAGAAAAAGTTAACAGCGAGATATGGTATTGCTCATGATTTAGGTGGAAGTATTCTAGAATCTTTGGGATATAAACTTCTTAAAAAGGTTAGAAACGATTACATCTACAAATTTGATCGTTTGTTGTTTAAAGAGGCGGAATAAGTATGTCTGTAATACCATCTGGTGAGATGGGCGTTATCTTCCCGCTTGTTGGGACACGGATGCTTGAATTGGGCAATAAGGTAAATGGCAGAGGTACTTACAAAGCGTATTTTGAGAGCCTTGGCATAGACCATACCTCGATTGACTGGAACGGTCAGGACGGCGCATTGAAACTTGATTTGAGAGACCCGATTGATTTTGAGCCATTCGACATGGTGACGAACATGGGTACTACAGAACATGTTTCAGACCAAGAGGCCGTTTGGAAGAATATTCATAACTTGACTAAAGTTGGTGGATTTATTGCCAGTGTGACCCCGCTTGAAGGTGATTGGAAGAATCACGGTGAATATTACCCGCGCTTTGAATTCTTTAAGCAATTTGCAAAGAATGGGTATGAAATTGAGCATCTTGAGATTGGTCTGAAATCACCAAAAAGAAATATCTATGCAAGACTGAAGAAGGTAGAGCATAAGGACTTTGTGATGCCGGATAAAGATACGATATTTGTTAACAGATGATTACTGTCTGTTGCTTAAAGACGGGGAATAAGTACAGTTCGGAGTATGTTAACAAGCTCCACTCAATGGTTGAGCGAAATCTGACTATTCCTCATGAGTTTGTCTGTATAACTGACAATACTAAAGGCGTAGTTTGTAAAACCATCAAGTACGAAGACGATTTACCGGGATGGTGGGGGAAACTTACATTTTTCAAGAAAAGACCTTATAACTTAAAAGGGCGAATACTGTTTTTAGATTTAGATGTTGTCATTCTTCATAACATTGACGAAATCGCAACCTTCCCACATGAATTCGGGATTATCAGAGACTGGCACTGTCCAAGTTTTAATTCTTCTGTGTTTGTTTTAGATATTGGAAAGCGAAGGAAGGTTTGGGATAAGTTCAACGAAAGAGTTATGAAAAGACTTCATGGAGACCAGGACTGGATTACACAACATGCTAAAGCGGAGACCTTCCCTAATGGGTGGTGTTTATCATACAAGTCTCATTCAGTTTTTGGGCAAGCAGGGAAGATAATGGTATTCCACGGCAAGCCGAACCCGCATGAAGTCAATGATTCATGGGTATTGGAGAATTGGAAGTGAAGAATGGGCATTGCAGACGTTATAAAACAGCGTGAACAGTATAAGAAGTTTCACAAACTCTACTACTATAGTCCCTACGGTTTTCAGAGAGCTTTTCACGCTGCGCGAGATGGTGGAACTTACGAAGCAAATGATTATATTCATACTGAAACAACAGATGTCGTCGCCATCCAAAGAGCACTAATTTCTGCGAATCAGGTTGGTAAGACATTTTCTGCTGCGATGGAAACCTCCATGCACCTTACCGGGGAATATCCTGAATGGTGGGATGGAATCAGGTTCTTAAGTCCAGTTAGGTGGTTGGTAGTAGGAAAGACCAACGATACTACGCGAGATGTCTGTCAAAAGGAGTTATTTGGAGACCCTAAAATTCCATCAGAGTTGGGATCTGGGGCGGTTCCAAAACACTTAATCGTAGACACTAAAAGAAAGCCCGGAGTACCGGATGCGTTTATGTCTGCCACTGTGAAGCATAAGTCTGGTGGCATTTCGACCGTTCAATTCATGGCATCAGAGCAAGGCCCGGATGCCTTTATGGGTAGGACTTACGATGGCGCATGGCCGGATGAAGAGCCTCACAAAGACGTATGGGCGCAGATATTGCGATGTTTCTTCTCCAGGAAGTTCTATACGATTATCATGACTTTTACCCCAGAAATGGGTATGACTCAAGTTGTTGATGGTTTTTTGAATAACCTTCAGAAAGGCCAAGCAGTTGTAAGGGCGACCTGGGATGATGCCCCTCATATGACTGATGAGAAGAAAGAGACCTTTCTTTCCCAGTTAATGCCTCACGAACGAGACATGAGAAGCAGAGGAATTCCATTAATGGGTTCTGGTCTGGTCTTTCCTATTAGTGAAGATGACATTGTAATAGAGCCGATTCAGATTCCAAAGTATTGGAGGCGAATCTGTGGAATAGACTTTGGTATAGACCATCCATTTGGAGCCGCGTGGATAGCACACGACTCCGAGAACGATGTGGTACATATCTATGCTGACTACGCTCAACGTGGTACTACCCCGCCAGTACATGCTTCTGCGGTTAAGTCTCACGGAGAGTGGATACCGATTGCGTGGCCGCATGACGGTTTAGCCAAGGATAAAGGCTCGGGAGTGCCTTTGGCTGATTTATATCGAAAGGAGAATTTACATCTTCTAACCGAGAAGTTCTCTAATCCTCCAGGTCCAAACCAGAAAGAAGGACAAGGCGGCCAGGGGGTTGAGGTGGGAATTATAGAAATGTGGCAGAGGATGGAAACCGGACGACTAAAAGTCCATAGCACCTGTCAGAATTGGTTGTCAGAATTCCGTCAGTATCATCGTAAGGACGGACAGATAGTTAAGTTGAAAGATGATTGTATCGCAGCAAGCCGGTATGCAATTATGAGTTTAAGGTTTGCTCACACACAGCCTGTAATGCGGCATAATGTTGTACAACTACGCGGAGCATCAAATTGGTAGATACAGCAAAAGAAACCGTTAAAAAACGGATTACCAGAAAAGATTGGAACTCCGTTGAAGAATTCATCCAAGATGAGCTTAAAACCCGAGAAGGGTCTGATGCGCGTAAGCGCCAAAGCAGAATCTGGAAAGAAGTTGACCGTCAGGTTCATATGGAAGGTCTTTCTCGGTCTTCACGGGATAAAAACGCTGATGGCGACTGGAGGAACTCTTTAGAACTTGGTGAGCTTTCCCGAGCATCTGAGGTTATTGCGGCAGACGTTCGTAGGTTGACTTTCCCATCTACGAGGTCTTGGTTTGACCCTCATACTGAAATCCCTCCTATGGATGACGGGCGTATAAATGTAGACGTCCAATCACGGGTAGATGGGAGACAGAGAGCCTTTCTAACACAACAGCAGATGGATTTCGGGTTTAAGTCAAGGGTAGACCTTTCTGTTAAAGAAGCCCTCCATCATGGGTCATACGTGGCTACGGTTGAGTGGGAATCTGCTATTCAGGTAATAGACGGTAAAGGCATAGATACTATTAAAGCCCCCGTATGGCGACCGCATTCGATGTGGAATTGCTATCCTGACCCCTCTATTGGAGGAAATAATACCTTCTATCAGGGGTCGATGATTATCAAAGCCTTCAAACCTGCTTACCAGGTCAGAAGGATGAAATCTCCTGATTCAAGTTATCCATTCTTCAATCTTAATAAAATAGAGAAAAGAACCAACCACAGGGAGCAGGCTGACGATACCGACGATATTGAACTGATTTACTTTTATGGTGATTTAATAATCCCAAGACAAAGTGGGAGAGACATTCTTCTTCTCAATTCACGGGCTATCTTGGCAAACGGACGAATTATCCACTATATGCCAAATCCATTTCCCTATCCGAATGTTATCTATAACGGGTGGGAGAGACTAGACGTAAGAGATCCGTATTATGTCTCACCATTGGTTAAGTTCTCTGTAGACCAGAAGATAGGCTCTCAGCTTGCCAATCGGTTATTGGATAACGTCGATTTAAAGGTCGAACCACCAATTATCTACGATGGCAATGACCCTGACTTTATCTTAAACGGTGGCCCGAATATCTCACCAGGATCTAAAACACCTACCAAGGGCAGTGCGAGTTATACCGTGGTCGATGTAGGAGACCCTAACGTAGCTCTCTCTGGATTGCAGTGGATTATCGGCCAGATTGAAGCAGGAACGAAGGTAGACCGTGTTAGGAGTGGCGTAAGCCCAGGTACAGAGCAAACAGCTACCGAGGTTGTTAAGCAGGCTCAGAATGCCGAACTGTCAACCATAGACTTCGTAGACAAGCATGAATCTCATGGGTTAAGACCGTTTCTGTATATGGCAGACCATCTTAATCGTGGAGGGCTTACCAGTTACAAGTTCTACAACCAAGAACTGGATGCCCCTGATTTTGAGATAATGAAACGCTCAGAGCTTCCAAATAACGTCCATTATGAAATTGTAGGCTCTAAAGGTCTTTTAGGTGAAGAACAGCGTCAAGCAGCCACATCTCAAGTAACAAGTTTCTGGATGGGAGCTAATCCTACTTTGTTAAAACAAGATGAATTGGCAAAAGAGATGTTTAGAGACGCCGGGAACAAGAATCCTGAAAAGTTCCTGAATGTAGGCGAAGAGGCTGATGCGCTTAAGGCACAGTTTGAGCAAGCCATGCAGCAGATTCAGCAGGAAGCCCAGCAAGCCCAGCAGGATGCTGCCGAGGCTATCCAGGAGCTTAATTCAAAGGTAGAAGACCAGGAGTTCAAGATTGA